AGAAACCGTGCGGAGTTACTCCACTACCGTCTCCGGTGCGCCGTTGACCCTTTCTCAGGGTCACCCGTTTACCCTTGGGAAAACTTTCTCCCTCGGGATGACGGAGGTCCAGTCTATAAAGACTAGGACTGGCGCATCACCCTACAGCTTTAGCGCTTCTGTTCCCGCATTAACGGGGAAACAGTCAGCAATCCTTGCCGCCGTTGGCCTTAGTCGAGCCAGCAGGGGGTAGGCTTAGTTGTTCGCAATCCAGCGAATGGACTTTGAACTTTCAACCATTAAGGATGCGTCATGTATTCAGAACCACAGACGACGAAGGCTTTGTCGGCCCTTACGGCCGGCGCAGCTGCGGCAACTCTTCCACGAGTTGCGTTTGGTACCAACAACGGCGCTTTTTTGAGCGCTGACGGGATGACCAAACTGTCGATCTCGCACCAGTACGGTGCGCGTACCCGCCGTGTAGTCCGGTTGGACTATAAGCAGGTCGTTGCAGATCCACTCATTGCCGGAGTTTCTTCGGTTCAGAGTGCTTCAACGTATTTGGTCATCGACCATCCACCGACTCTTTTGACGGTGGCTACGCTGAAGGGACTTGTGGAAAACCTAGTAACTTGGCTTGGCGAGAGTTCTTCTGCCAATACTGTCAAGCTGCTAGGTGGGGAGAGTTAATACCCCCCTTGTTGCCCGGTGGACGATCTACTGTCTACCGCTCTAGGCTTGACCGCCTAGAGGCTCGTGACGTTGCAAACTTTCGATTCGATCGAGTGCAACGTCGCGATCGTCTGTGTGACGCCTTGGACCGAGTACCCCCGTAAGGAGGACCCGTGAAAAGCCTCGTACAGATATGGTTGGTAGCCAGCGAAGAACTCGCTGGCTGGTGCGGCACCAGCACAACTCGTGACGGTATTACAGTCGCGAGCCGGACCGAACACGAGGGTTTGTCTTTTCTGACAATTACCCTTCCCCAATTCGGGCGCGATTTCGAATGCGCCTTGGACCGGGGTTGTGTTGACTCTACGCTCTTCACAGCTTTCAAGAAGAAGCGTGGGCCCCTCCCATTATTTCTGGGGGGTTTCCTCAGCCAGGTGTTCGATCCTTTGAGTGGTGAGATTCGTCGTGACGTGTCCGCCGATGCGGTGTTTTCTATCCGCCAACTAACCCGGATGTTTGGGAAAGTTGAAGTGCCGTGCGCTGAACACCGCGTACGTGCAGCTTTTCGGCAGTATGTCACGACAGAGAAGGAAGTGAGAGAGAATGAGATTAGTGCTGACGATTATAATCGCTTGGCACATATCAGTCTTGCTCTCTTCGGGGATGTGTTTGCTCGTGCTGAAAATGTTCTTAGCACTGGCGAGCTACGTCCGCGACATGGTCCAGGGTCGGTGGCCGAAAGGCTAGGCGCGAATGAGCGCTACCAGATTAAAACCTGGCCGACCCGTCTCGACGACGTTTTCCCTTTTGTGGACTACGCCGTTCCGAATCACTCCTATTATAAGGAGATGGACAATGTTCACTTCCCCGACCCGGAGCAGGAGTTGCCCGTTAGGGTTGTTCCTGTTCCTAAAACGCTGAAGACACCACGGATCATCGCTATTGAGCCTGCTGCGATGCAATACATGCAGCAGGCCCTACGCGATCTCCTAGTACCGCTTCTCGAAGCGGATCAGGTTCGAGGCAGCACGCGGTTAAACGCCTGCTACTCGATGATCGGTTTCTCGGATCAGAAGCCTAATCAGCTCCTGGCCCAGAGGGGTTCCAGTGATGGATCCCTTGCAACACTCGATCTGAGTGAAGCATCCGATCGTGTCTCCATGAAGCACGTTCGTGCAGTGTTCGCGCACTCGCCTTGGCTTTTGTCAAGCCTGGAAGCGGTCCGCTCACAGCGTGCTGCAGTACCCGGCCATGGGGTGATACCCCTCGCCAAGTACGCG